CAAAGTCACGAACTTTAGGTAAACGTGGTCGTCCCCCAGGTGATGCAGCCATTATCAATGACTATAAGCTCAGGATGTTGAACAGTCCTAAGAGTGCTAAGGTCTTAGAGAAAATATACGAAGCTGCACTTAACGATGAACATGCACACCAAGCTGCTGCTTGGAAGCTGATTGTCGATAGAATTGTCCCTGTGTCTGCTTTCGATCAAAGCAAGCAAGCTGGTCAAATGCCGTCTATTAGCATCAACATTTCTGGTCTTAATGATCCCAAGGTGTCTACGTCCGATGAGGTGATTGACGTATGACAGCCTTAAACTTTCAACTACTGAACTGGCAAAAGACTGTCTTCACCGACAGTACTCGATTCAAGATCGTGGCTGCTGGCCGTCGATGTGGTAAATCCCGACTGTCTGCGGTTACACTGCTTATAGAGGCTTTAAACTGCCCTGAAGGCTCTAGCGTGATGTATGTGGCCCCTACGATGGGACAAGCTAGATCGATTATCTGGGAACTGTTACATGACCTCGGCAGGCCTGTCATCAAGTCCAGCCATGTGAACAACCTCGAAATCACATTGTTAAACGGACGGAAGATTCTTGTTCGTGGTGCTGACAATCCTGACAGTCTTCGTGGTGTGTCTTTGACTTATCTGGTGCTTGACGAGTGCGCCTTCATTAAGCAGGATGTGTGGGAGAAAATCCTTCGTGCTGCTTTGTCGGATCGCAAAGGTCGAGCATTGTTTATTTCCACTCCGTCTGGGCGTAACTGGTTCTACGATGTCTTCCAACTTGGACAGTCCGGTGAGGACGAAGAGTGGAAGTCTTGGCACTTTACCACCCAAGACAACGAAACGATTGACCCAAAGGAAATTGAAGCAGCCAAGCGAACACTAAGCTCCTTTGCTTTCAAGCAGGAATATTTGTCTTCGTTTGACACCGCTGGTGCTGATGTCTTCAAGGAACAATGGTTCAAGACTGGAAAAGAACCTCAGTATGGTTCTTATGTGGTGGCTATTGACTTGGCAGGCTTTGAGGATGTAGCAAAGAACGCAAGTGCTGCCAAGAAAAAGCTGGATGAATCTGCAATTGCTATCGTAAAGGTGACAGATGACGGTGATTGGTTCGTACACAAAGTTGTTCATGGTCGGTGGGATATACGAGAGACTGCCGTAAATATCCTGAAGACTATCAGAGACTACGAGCCTATTGCTGTCGGTATTGAGCGTGGTGCGCTAAAGAATGCTGTGTTGCCTTATCTCAACGACTTGATGAGAAAGAACAACATCTATGCACACATTCAAGACCTTACGCACGGCAACAAAAAGAAAACTGATCGTGTTATTTGGGCGCTGCAAGGGCGCATGGAACACGGTCGTGTCACTTTTAATGAAGACGAAGATTGGGACGAACTGAAGGATCAGTTGATGATGTTCCCCACCAACGGCGTACACGACGATCTGGTGGATGCTTTGTCTTACATTGACCAATTAGCTGTCGTGTCCTACCAACAGGACTACGAAGAAGACGAATACATTATCCTTGACAAAATAGCGGGGTACTAATGAAACCTGGATTATATGCTGCAATAAACGCAAAGCGTAAGCGCATTGAAGCCGGTAGCGGCGAGAAGATGCGTAAGGTTGGAGCCAAGGGTGCTCCCACGGCTAAGGACTTCAAGGATGCGGCTAAGACCGCTAAGAAAGGTAAGAAAAATGGCTACTAAGAAAATGATCCCTATGAAAGAGTTTAAGCCCTGTCCTGGTTGTCCTACTCCGGCCAAGTGCAAGAAAGCCGGAAAGTGTTTAGCTAAGGCTAAGTAATGGCTACCAAAGACTCCCGGCTTACCCGTGCAGGCGTAAGTGGCTACAATAAGCCTAAGCGCACGCCAGACCATCCTACCAAGAGCCACGTTGTTGTGGCCAAGGAAGGAGACAAGGTTAAAACAATTCGTTTTGGGCAGCAGGGAGTTACTGGTTCTCCTGAAGGCTCTAAACGCAATGAGGCTTTCAAAGCTCGACACGCTGCTAACATTGCCAAAGGCAAGATGTCTGCTGCGTTCTGGGCCAACAAGGAAAAGTGGTGATGGAATACGAAAAGCATAACGAAGAGTTTGAAGAGCCGACAGAGAACGAGAAAGAACTCACGGCTTGGATTACCGACCACATTACTCGCTGGCGTGACCATCGTGATGCCAACTACATGGATTCTTGGCTTGAGTATGAGCGTATCTTTCGTGGGCAGTGGGATTCAAGTGATCGCACTCGTGATTCGGAACGCTCTCGCATCATTAGTCCAGCCACCCAACAAGCGGTAGAGACTCGTCACGCTGAGATTGTTGAGGCTATCTTCGGTAACGGAGACTTCTTCGACATCGAAGACGATGTTCGTGATGTTGACGGCTCACCGCTAGACATTGAAGCCCTGCGTAAGCAGTTGATGGAGGACTTCAAGAAGGACAAGATCAAGAAGTCTGTCGATCACATCGAATTGATGGCAGAAATCTACGGCACTGGCATCGGTGAGATCGTGGTCAAGTCCGAGATGGAGTACATCCCTGCGACTCAGGCCATTCCCGGTGTCACGGATGCGGCTGCTATCGGCGTTCAAGAGCAAGAGCGTGTAGCGATCAAGCTCAAGCCGGTCAATCCCAAGAACTTCCTGATTGATCCGAACGCTGAAAGCATTGAAGATGCTCTCGGTGTGGCTATTGAGAAGTATGTCTCTATCCACAAGATCGTCGAAGGTATCGAAAACGGTATCTACAAGAAGGTAGACATCACCACCGAATACCAAGATCAGGAGCTTGAGCCTACTCAAGACCCGAAACAGTTCCAAGACGACAAGGTAAAGCTGGTCACCTACTACGGTTTGGTGCCCCGTGAGTACCTGTCTGAGAACGAAGACGAAGAATACGAAGAGATTTTCCCTGAAAACTCTGTTGGTGACAAGTATTGTAATCTGGTTGAAGCCATTGTCGTGATTGCCAACGATAGTATGCTGCTCAAAGCCGAAGAAAATCCTTACATGATGAAGGATCGGCCTGTGGTGGCTTACCAAGATGACACCGTTCCGGGCCGTTTCTGGGGTCGTGGCACGGTTGAAAAGGCTTACAACATGCAGAAGGCCATTGATGGGCAATTACGCGCTCATATGGACTCTCTGGCCCTTACAACGGCACCCATGATTGCGATGGACGCTACGCGCCTGCCTCGTGGAGCCAAGTTTGAGGTTAAACCCGGTAAGGCTATCCTCACCAACGGCAATCCTGGAGAGATTCTGTTCCCGTTCAAGTTTGGTCAAACCGATGGCAATGCCATGAATGCGGCTCAGAACTTCGAACGTATGTTGTTACAGGCCACCGGAACCGTTGACAGCGCAGGAATGCCCTCCAATGTGCCCCGTGACGCTGGTGCAGGCGGTATGAGCATGGCGATGGCTGGAATCATCAAGAAGTACAAGCGTACGCTGACGAACTTCCAAGAAGATTTTATGATTCCGTTCATCAACAAGGCTGCTTTCCGCTACATGCAGTTTGATCCTGACCGTTATCCGACGGTGGATATGACATTTGTACCGACTGCTTCGCTTGGCATCCTTGCCCGTGAGTTTGAACAACAGCAAATGATTGCTTTGTTACAGACTTTAGGCCCGGATACGCCTGTTCTGCCTCTGATTCTGCGTGGAATCTTGGCTAACAGTAGTCTGAGCAACCGTGGTGACCTTCTGGCGGCTTTGGAGCAGATGTCTCAGCCCAATCCGCAGGCTCAAGAGGCTGCAATGCAGCAGCAACAGGCTCAGATGGCTCTGGTGCAGGCTCAGTTGCAGGAATCCCAGGCTAAGGCAGCACGGGAGCAGGCAGAGGCTCAGAAGGCCGCTGTTGAAGCCCAAGTTACGCCGCAACTGGCTCAAGCCAAGCTCATCGCTGCCCTGTCTAACAACCTCAATGAGAATGACGAAACGGCTGACTTTGCCCGTCGGGTGAAATTGGCTGAACTGGCAATCAAAGAGAAGGACATTGACAGCAACGAACGCATTGCTTTAGCACAAATGTCAAGAAAACAGTAAAAAGTACTTGACAAAAGTGTAAAAGTTTGGTATAATATACTATTATGAACTTTATAGGACTC